GGCTAGTGTAGGAGTTTTATCCAATAACTCCTTTACATTTAATGTGATAGTTCCCTTTGGACCTAATTCAACATAATCCGTTGAAGCACCAACATACAATCTAATAACAGTTGCATCAACCGAATTCCAACTTATATCAAAATCTACATCATATCCTACAAAATCAGCTCCCCTTACTTCCTTTGGATATGTTATCTCCCTAATATCAGGAACATTAACATATACATCTGAAACTACATTGATTACCAAATCAATAGCTTGATTTGATATATCAAGTGTTTCTGTTGTGGTTTGTTGTGTTACTACATTTTGTAAAGTTGAATTACTTTGAGTGATGTTTAGAAAAGAATTTCGGGGTGCTAAAGTTGTTAATCCTAATGCATTTATTGGTTTTGTAGGAAAGTTTAAGTTAGTTACAGCTTTAGTTATTTGAGTTTGTGGTAAACTAAAAACCGTTTGGCTAGATATACTTGCACCACCAGATGTACCAGACGAACCTCCACTTCCAGAAGTTCTACCACTACCGATAATATTATTGTTCAAAAAAGATGGTATTTCTGCCATTATCTTATTTTTCTATTTTTAGCTATCATAACTATCCAAACCCCCACCTCCAGTGGATAGACCACTAACAGATATAGTATTTTGTGTAAATGAACTTCCTATCGTAGTATAAGTAGGAGTTACTGGGTTATATGGTGTTATATTTAATACATTTGATACTATTGGTTTTATAGTTTCAACTACATCATACTTAGGTACAATTATTGGTTTAGAACTTATTGTTGGTTGTTGAGTATTATTTATCTTATCATAATCATCAAACGAAAATGGGAATATCTTAATATTATATTTTCCTATTTTTTCAAAAGCACTATGTGGTATTGTGATTCCACATATTTCACCATCCCCCAATTCATCAAATTCTAAAATATCATCACCAACTATAATTGTTATAGCGTTTACAGATGCATTCTTTTCAAATGCAATTGGAACACCTTCGTTTGAATTAATATTATATAGCCTACTATGAGTTTTTATCAATTTAAGTAATGGTAGTGGTGGTGGTGTAAATGTTGGTACATCTTCTACTTCCACATTAACTATAAAATTTTTACTTAAACTAAATTGTAATGTTAATGATTCGGATGCATCTGCGGTAATTATATTATTATTTGCAGTGATTGTACTACCATCTTCATACACAATTTTACTTATTCTATACTTTGTTATATCACTTGATAAAATGGTATATTGTGTATTTAATCTATCTCTATAAGTAGTTTTCCCATTATCAGGAAACATATTTGCACTTTTCTTAGTATTTTTTCGAATTAAAACAGAACCATCTTTACCAGTTGAATTTATTATAAAGTTATATTCAGTATTACCAGATGAAACTCCAGATGATGCGGATAACTTAAAAAGTAATTTCTTACTATTACCAATATTATAATTAACCAATGTTGGCTGTTCTACATTTTTTACATAATACTTACATACAATCTGAGATTGAGATAAACCACCATACCCACCATCAAATACATCATTTTTAACTAAGGTAGCCCCTAATGTATCTAATGATACTACATATTTTTCGTTAGTAGTATAACCAGTTTTAACTAAAGTTATAACCTTCTCACCATTAGTAATTAAGTCTGATTTCGATACTCGTATTTCGGCTGGTGTTTGTTTACCTGATGATACTCCATTTATCAGAACATCTGCACCTCTAATATCAGCACTTACATTAAATATATAATCAGGAGATGTTACACGTACACCGCCGCCTCCGCCACCATTATAATCATTTAATCCATCTTCACCAACGCTATCACCAACAGTAGTAAGTACGGCATTTAGACTACCACCAAATCCCAATCCAGATGAATTGGGATTAAATGCTCCTAATGTATAATCGTTTATCCTTACCATATCTATAAATATCTTTAAATGATATTAACTACTAATACCACCACCACCGGTACCAGTAGTTATATTACTATTAATGTTTGTTTGTATATTAACACTATTATTTTTTATATCACTTACTTTTTTACTTTTAACTACATTTGGATTAACAAAATTTGGTATGGGTTGATTTATGTTAACCTCAGATGCATAGGCCTCACTCATATTATATGAGTAAGTGTTAGTTGAGTTGTTATCAACTGGTTTTTTTGTTTTAGTTATAGTTACATTTGCTGGTATTGCGTTTATTGTAACATCACTATCCCTTCGTTGTAATACTTTACCAACTTTATCAAAACTTTCATCAAAAATTTTATCAATTTCTGTTTCAGTTTGTATTGTTCTCTTTGGTAAATACCATTCAATACATTCAACTATTATCCGTTGACATACCGTTAACACATCATCCTTTGAAAATGATAATGATGCTGGTGTTGGTTTGGGGTTACCATAGTTATTACTATTGATAGATGAGTATTTATTTGAAAACTCATTAAATACAGCTTCTCTAAATTTACTATGAATTCTAGTCATCAATATATCAAATCCAGCTATACCAAACTCAGCTACCATTTTTTTATACCACTTGTCAGTATAGGTATCTTTTATAAATGAATCTATTGTTGATGGTGTTATTGCTTCAACAAATTGTGGTATGTATGGAATTACATCTTCTCTAAAATCTTTATTATTAACCATTATACCAAATCTCTGAAGTAAATCAGTTTTATCAGCCACATCATTTCTAAGTGGTAATAATTTTACTTCAGTTCTAGATGGAGATATTTCCTTAATCCATAATTTTTCATTTGGAGATTCATAACCAACTCTCTTATTTAATAAAGTTATTTGTGTTTTAAAAATACCATTATCATAACCAGCTTCGTTTATTAAACGTTCCACATCTATAAAATATTCAGCAGGAAATTGAAATGCTTGAAACTTGGTGCCATCAGCGATTAGAAAATAATCTTTAATATTTTCAGAGTTCATCGGTATGTATCGAATCAATTCACCAGACTCACCTTGTGGTAATTGATTATCATTGATATCGTACACAATAAACTCAATCATATCGGAATCAGTAAATCCGAAGAAAGATTGCAATGTACCTTCTTCAAATATATCTCTATCTTTGGTCGATATTCTATACCCCTTATCGTCTATTATTTCTTTAAATGTTTTAATTGCCATCTTATTAGCTTGTTAAATCTTGTCCAACTGTTACTTCGATACTACCTCTTACGTTACCGTTATTCCAATCATTACTACGTTTTACCTCTTTTCGATAATATGCCTTTAAAGTAAGTTTATCAGTTATACTACCATCCTCAGATGATGTATTAATTATAAATGTAGCGTCTTTTACTTGCTTTCGTGAAGTGGTTTTTGCATCGTATTCTCTAAACCTAAACCTTGCTGTTGTTACACCGGCGGTATTTTCACTTCTTGCGGGTACTTTAAATTCAGCAGTTGTTGCCTCAATCCAATAGTTACCAGTATCCCCTATCGTTCCACCAGTCCTACTAATTTTAAAGGTTAGTTCTTTATCCGTAAAGTTAAAGAATGCTACACCTTTTAATCCATTTTTCACTTCAACATCACCCTTATTTTCAGTATTTACAAATAAACCCTTTCTGCTTTCATCTTTGATATCATTTGGGTTGATTTTCCATCCCACATTTTCAGTTGATTGGAAGAATCCATTAACACCCTCTATCGAAGCAATTGCTGCGTTTTCTTGCTCACGTTGTAAAGTTAATTCTTTTTGTAATCTAAACGATTCGACCAATGCCTCATTTCTAGCTTCTAACGATACTCTTTGTACTGCCTCATTTATAGAATTTTGTATTGCATTTGATAAATCGATTGTTATTTCAGAAAGTTGATTATTAGATATGGTTGCTTGTGCACTCGCTACATCTGCTCTTAATTTTTCACTATCAATATCAACTTTAAGACTTTCGCTTACAATTTCTAACTCAGAAACCTTTGTCGTTAAATCACCAACATTAGTAGTTAATTGTTCAACCACAGCAGTTAAATCAGCTATTGCATTAAGTGCATTATCATACAATGGTTTAGGTACCATTGGTGGTTTAATTTCAGGTACTACTGGTATTAATTCAAATATATCAGTGTCTATTGATTTCTCAATCTCAACGCTATCATATTTTGGTCGTATTAGTTTTCCACTAACGATACCATTATCAATTTCATCTAAGTTTAAGTTACCAGCTTCACTTAAATTTCCATATGAGTCTGTTGGGATATCGGATAAATCAGGATATCCCTTTATCATTGGTGGAGCCGGTTTTCTCAGTTGTTTTTTAGATAGACGTATTCCATTTGCGGATTTTTCCGGTAATACAGCAGAACCCGATACTAATATCCGTTGTACTTTTTTTTCGTTCTTTAAACCCGATTTTCTTTCCATTCTTACCCTATTACACTAAATGTATAATCTTCATCGAAGAATTGAGGCGTACCATCAATAACAACTTTGAATTCTATTTTGTATACTCTATCAACTTCCCAATTGGATAAATTTAATTTAAAATAGTTACCACTATCATCACAACTTAGTTTTGTAAAATCACTAAATGGAACTATTACATCATCAGAATGATAATCCTTTATTTGATAATACGATAGTGTTGGTAAAAATTTAGTTATACCATACTGAGCGGTTGATGTGAATGATTTCAATGGATATAAATCCCTACCTATCACTCTCAACCTTGGAGTTGTATTTACTTTATATTCTTTTCTAAAGTTTCTAATACCAACTTTTATTTCTTCTGATGTTAGTTCAGTTAATGAACCGGTTGTAAATGAAACATCATCCCAACCTATTCTTAACTTAGGTTGATGAATTGTGTGAGTTTCTTTACTAAACAATTTCAGTATACCATAATCAGTAGAATCTGATTCGCTTTGGAATGGTAGTTTAAGTATGAATCCATCATTTGGTATCGAACCACTAATCCAATCTTCAACAATATCCTTCACATCCATATTAACATCAGATGTTAGATATTCAAAATTTTGTGTACTATATGTATCATAATAAAAAGTACCACCCAAACCAGAATATGAACCAGTTGATACTTCAGAAAACTCAGAAGTTTGTAACCAACGTTGAGTTGTATCACCTTCTCGATAGTTCCAAGTTACACCAGCAGTTGATATCTCATCAAAACGAGTACCATTACCCATTTCCCAACTTTGTGAGATTGGATATGCTTCTAATGTAAATTCCAATGGTAGTTCCTCTGAATCAGTTTCTCTCAATATAAGAGTTGCCTCATCCAACTTTACATCACCACTAACAATACTACCAGATACCCCAGTTAAATCAAATTTAAGGAGTGCTCTTGATACATCTTTGATGTTACCATAATATACCTTACTAACTTCCAATACCTCATCTAAACCAGTGTTTTGGTCAGGTTGTTGTAAGTAAACCGATGCATCTTTTGATGCTGTTAAAAAGTAATACATTTATTTAGCTCTTCCTTTTATATCCACATCTGGGAATTTGATTTCGAAAACTGATGGGTCTAAAGATGGATATAAAATCTTATCTTTAATAGCCGCATCTATATTATATGAATTAGGTGAGTAGTTTCCATCACACTTATTCACAATTTTTAATTTAGGAACTGAACTTACCCCATCAACATTTGCTAATAGTAATTCCAATTCCGAAATGTTTATAGTATTATTAAATGTCCAATTATTAATATTAAAGTAATCTTTCATCTCACTAATACATTCGGTAACTACTTCACTTTTATTATAGTTCTTTAAGGTTACCACCTCAAACTCAATTCCAATGTTGATAATAAACCCATCGGATATGTTAACACCATCAGTTAAAATTTTATATTCGTTTAAATACGTTTTTAAGTTTTGCTTAACAGCATCATTTAATGTTGATAATTTACCATTACCATCATATCCTAATAAATAAAGATTAATTGCGAATGGGTTATTCTTTTCATTATCATTTGATGTTTTACCAATTAAGAATTTTTGAAGTTCTTGTCGAACTGATTTTCTATCAGGCTCCTCACTATCAGGCTTTTCAACGAACCCCATTACCAAATCAGTAAACTCTTGCAGAGCTTTTGGGGAACTTAAAATCGATGATGGTGAGTTATTATCCAACGTACCATCAGCCGTAGCGTAAGCCTTTGCAATTGAACCATATTTGGTTGGCATTGATAATACTCTTATTTGATAATCTTTTGTAGTTACTGCTCTATTCTGAGAACCAAAGTTTGCCAATGCATTTTCTCTAATCTCATCAATAGTATCACCACCTTTACCACCAGTTGCAGGAACTTCATTATCAACTGCTACTGAATTCTTAGTTGCGTTATATAATGCTACTGAGTTATCGTTTAGTAATTGAGTATCTTCTTCAAACTCAATTGAGTTTATTTTAACTAACGTACCCTTTGCCACATTGGATGATATACCACCACCAACTAAATATTTAACAGTTATAGTTGTATTGGATGGTGATGTTCCATATGTTTTTGTTTTCAAAAAGTTGGTTGGGTCAAATGATTCATTTAACTTACTAATTGAATTAGGTAAACCCAATCCAACATTTTTTAAGTTAGGAATCAGTTGTTCATCATTAGCAGTTGGGTCTCCAGCTCCAAATTGGATAGTAGTAGTACTATCTCCGTTTACTTTTTTAACAAACCTACGAGGTGTTTTAATCGTTTTAAGAATATATGGTACGGTTGTTTTAAACTGATATAAGTCCGGGTCATTTGTTTCAGTATTTGGATAATCTTCAAATACCATCTCTTGCCCTAAATAAGGAACCTCATACCATTTATTTCCATTTGAATCTCTTACATCATAGATATCAATTACATTTGTTTCTGATAGCTCAATAGTTTGAAATGATTCATAAGAACCAAATTCAAATTCTTTAGTTTCTATTTGAGCAGATATAGCTTGTACATATTTTTTTACTAAATAAAATGTAGTTTCACCATTTACACTATCGGTTTCGTATATCGTTATTTCTCTATCAGTATCATCCGAAAAATCAACAACATCTCTCGTTAAAAATGTGTTACCATCCCCATCCGAAACTTGCATACCTTGTTTAATCCTAAGCAGGTATGTTTCATCATATGTATTACTACCAGCCACACCAATAGATGGAACTAATTGATAAATGGATAACGTAGTAATAGCAGGTGATGTTACCTTTGGTTGGTATCCTAAATATTGTGAAAGTGCAATTACATTCTCAATATCTTCGGCATGAACCATTAAAGATTCTTTAAGTGTATCATCAATGTAATATGAAAGGGAATCACCAATATAAGATGCCATTTCTATAAACATCATACCTGGCGATGATTCATTAAAATCAGAATAGGTTTTTGGGAAATATGTTTTAGCAAACTCAATTAGATTTCCTCTATATTGAGCAAAATCTTTATTAAGGTATTTTATATCTTTACCTCTATTCTTAAAGTTTTTATTTGTTTTTGTTATAGCCATATTGTTATCCCTGTGCTGTAAATGTTACTTCGTTTAAATCAGTATTATCACCAATTCTAAATTTAACTGAAACATTTATTCTATTATTATCTCGTAATGTATCAGATGAATCAACTACAATTTCTTCAGCGGTTACATATGGTAACCATTGTTCCAAACTTTCATTTATAGTATCTTCAATTCTACCCTCAAAATCATCAACGTTTGGTTCAAATAATAATTCCTGCAATCCACTACCAAATTCAGGTTGTAATATTCTTTCACCTCTTTTTGTTAGTAGTAGGTTTTTTATATTTGATTTTACCTGCTCTGATGTTTGGAATGTTTGCTCAAATGCAGTATTGGTTATTTGAATAGGCAAAGATATACCAATCGCATAATCATTAAACGATTTTGTATCTTTTACTATCTTTGAACCTAATTCAACTGCCATAATTTATTTACATTCCCGGTCTCCAAGGACCTTTTGATTTATCCCAAGCTTTTATTAACTCAGAGTTATCTCTATTTAAAATTCTATCTAATCCAGCTAATCCAGTACTTACACCCAATCCTTGCTTTTTACCAACAGGTTGCATATCACCATAACCCATTTTATCTGCTATACTTTGAGCACCCAATGTATGAGTACTTTGTGTTCCAAACTCCATCGTTCTTTCAGTTACTTCAGTTGGCGCACCAGCATAAGCAGGTGGTCGTACATTATCTAATACACTCTTAGTTGTATTCTCACTTAAACTAAGTGGTTGTGTTTGTTGTAGTACTTGGTTTAATATAGGATTCTTACTCAATACCTTTTGTGGTTGAGTAGGTTGTATTGTTTCAGCTATTGGCTCATCCATAAATGTAGGTTGAGATGGAACTACCGCCTTAGTTGGTTTTAGAGCCTCTCTAAGTTGTTTGTTTTCTTTCAACAACTTAGCCATCTCTTTCTTTACACCCTCTTTTACCAACTTTGGTAGAACTGATTTAATCTCACTCTCTACAATAATTTGAATCGCTTTTACTAATTTATCGGTATTCATTTTATTATCTTTTATATTACTCTCCTTATAAATATTTAAATTAAGTATTTTCGTTTTTATGGAGTATAATCAATATTAATCAACATCGTTTATAATTCTAAACCCGTCATCATCATATTCATATTGCGGTTCTGATGGTGTTGGTTCTGATGCTATTGGCCAGGAAAATCCGGTGGAATTACATATCCAACAATTCTATTTGTTGCTGCCAGTTTTGAATAACAACCTCCACCATTACGTTCGAACCCAGCTTTTGATGTATTTCCCTCAATGGTTGTTATCTTGCCATCTTCAGTTATAGCAGCAACTATACCAATGTGAGTTGCATCACTTGAACTACCATATAAAACAGCTGCACCAATTACAGGTAACCCACTCCATCTACCATTAGATTTGGCCCAATTCATCCATGCATCACATCCTGCACTACCATTAAAAGATTTACCACCATTAAGTGATTTTAACGGAAAGCAACCAGCTTGCCTCCACCAGGCTGAAACTGCAGCTGCACACCATGGCCATCCGGCTTTATCATCACCATATAGACCGGTATCAACATTCCAATTATTACCATTTAGTTTATTATGCATAACATCGATACGACCGGTAGAGTAATTTCTATATGGAATTGTGTTTGGGTAATTTGAGTTTGTACCCCCATAATTCTTAAAATTAGTTTCAGTTATACCAATATCTTTTTCGGCCATTTCCACAATACGTCTACCTAAAATACTTTGAAGTTCTGGTGGTGAATCTAATTCTAATGCCAGTATATCTTCTTTTGTTAATTCAGTATCAGCTGAAACTTTACCATTTTCGATTTCATCTTCTAACTTTTTAATATATTCACTTACAGTAGATGCAGCAGTGGGGTCATTTGTATTTTCAAGCTGTGATTTAGATGTATTTAATTTTTGAGTATAAACCTCAACTTCTGCTTCTGTTAATGTAAAATTAGCAGGTATACTTAATTTAGCACTAGCTGCCGCAGATATACCTGGTCCGGCTGGTGGTACCGTATATCCACTCCAAGCAATAATACCAGGTGCAGCAAAAGGTGGTACACCCGGATACATAGATATAGTTTGAATAGTACCACCAATTGTAGTTAAGTGCTTAGTTGCTGCTGAAATAAATTGGTTAACTATAATCTCAACATTATCAGTAGGTTTAATAGGTCTTTGAGGAGCCCATACACCCGGAATATAACATTGATTAAGAATTACACTTACATTCGAAACACTACCTGGTGCTGGTATAAGTGGTATCTTTAATGGGTTTAAAATTGCATTACTCCAATATGCAAGTACACCCTGTCCCATTTGAGTAACTAAACTATATGTTGGTGTATTTTGAGTTAATCCAATTTGCAAGGCAACTTTAAAAAACTTTTCCATTAATGGTACATTACCAGTTTGAACATTTACAAAATTAACCGAATCATTACCACGCTTTACTGCAGCATCATATTCCTTTGCCCACAAATTTGCAACAACATCAATATCATCCATCGTGTCAACTGATTTAGAAATAATATTATTTTTAAAAATAGCCCAAGACATAATCTATTATATTTATTAAAATTCAGGCTTTGATGGAGCCGATGGTGGAGTTGGTGGTTTTGGTATAGATGGTGGGGTTGGTGGTGCTGGTATTGTTAATGTTGGTAATCCACCTTTTTTAGAAACAGCAGCTTTCTTTCTAGCTTTTTCTTTTTTACTTTCACCTGATTTTTTCCTTGGTGTTTTTTTTGGCTTTCTAAATTTTGGAATAGCTGGTATAGCTGGTATTTCTGGAAGTGAGATATCAGGCACATTTGGTAAATCAGGCACATTTGGTAAATCAGGTACGTTTGGTAAATTTAATCCATCATTTGAATCGTTATTAGAATTAGATTGCGTATTCGTATTAGATTGCGTATTCGTATTAGATTGTGTGTTGGTATTGGAATCAGATTTAGTATTAGAACTATTGTTAGTTTCCAAACTAATATTGGTGTTTGTGGGGGTATCATAATTAATAGTAAACACACCCTCT